TTAGAAAGATTGTTTGGCCGATCAAGGTACTCGGATAGGAAAACCGTCCAATCGATCCGTTGAGCAAAGCAAACTGCGCACCGGCGGGATGATTCGTGATCGGACTGCCGTAAGCGCCGCGATAGAGCGCCGTTAAATCGTATTTGGAGAGTGCAGTGAGGGTCGCTTTCTGATAGGCAATCAGCTCGCCGCCGAGGTAGCACAGGGTGATTAGGCTCGATGCGTCGGTAGCGGAAACCGAAACCAGCTGACCGCGGCTTTCAGTCAAATCGACCGACGCTGTGTCGGTAGTGTCCGGATCAGGGCCGCTGTAGCTTGCTAGATCCGTAACAGTGATACCCTGGTTCGCTGGGCCGTCCACGCTCCCGAAGAAGGCGTAAGAACTGCCGTCGCTCGACGCCCAAATCTGAGCTCCGCCCCAACTCGGGCCTCCCGACAAAGCAACCCATATTTCGAGATCACCCGAGAGCAGTCCGGGAGGGGGCTCAAAGATGAGCGGGGGATTGACGTTCCCCGGATCTGCGGTCCAATTCGGGACGAAGCCGCCGACCGCACCTCCGCTCGGTTGCGAGTTGTAGGGTGGGGCGGTCCCACCAGCGCTGCCAATGATGCTGGGCGACGCAGTTGGCTGATACCCGACCGGAGGATACATGACTGTGGGCGAGTAGGCGCCGAAAAAGTCCTCCGCGGTTATCGTAAGAGTGCCCTCATCGTCTTCTTCGACAGCGGTGACGCGCACCGTCAACGCCGCAGCTCCGAGCCGAGCATCGGTGATCTGGATCAGATCCATCGGCTCGAGAAGGCAATATTTCCAACCGAGCTGAAATGTGTAGGTGTTGCGGTAGAGCAGCGAGCGCTGGAGCACGAGTTGGGCGATGGTCGGTCCGACATAGAGTGGGTCGGCAATTAACCGGGCCTTGACCGAGGTGTCGCGGCGCACCCCGTAGAGATCGATCGACGCTTGATCAAACGCCTCGACGATGGCCGTGTTGTAATTATTGGCCCGATCAAGGCATTCGACCTCCACCATATTGTTGGCGTCGGCCGGAGTGGAGCGAATGACGTGTATGGGGTCATCAGTGAACCCGCCGGTGATCGGGCTCGCCCCCGAACGCAGCACAGGACCACCAGGCGACACTCCAAGATTGGTGCCGACCGATGATTCCTGCACGATGAAATCGTCCTCGCCGAGACTGTACACTGGTGTCGTCACTGGCGTCCAACTGTACGTCGCACTAGCTCCGATTCCGTTCGCCGTAATCCCGCCACCGCCTGATGGCCCGATCGTCGTGTTGCCGGTCGGGGCGCTCTGGATAACCAGCACCGCGAAATCGGCGCACGCCGCGCGCACACCAAATCCGGCGAGGTTGCCGTCCCCGTTGACCGCCTGTGCGAGCCCAGCGGTGGCGCCGGGCATTTGCAGGTTAGCAACCGTCGTGTACTGAACCGTGTAGGGTAGGCCGCCGTAGAATCCCGGATCGGTGAAGGTCAAAGATAGCGTGTCGCCGCCGGTCTGGGTCGGAGCTCCTGAGAAGGTTGCGAGCGTGAAGGCGTTGGTTATCGCCTGGTCGCCATAGGGGAGGATCTTGAGCACCCCGCCCGACCAAACGATCGCACTGTTCGTGACGTTGGCGATGTCGGCCAGGGATTGCTGCGCCTCCTGTTGCGTGTCGAGGAGTGGTGAGAGGAAGAGCCCGAGGGCGGCGCAATAGGCGGCATAGGATGAGAGACTATCGAGGTTGGCTGCCGGGAAGTTGGCGCCATAGCGGGGATTGGTTAGGAAATCGGTAACGATCGCGGCTGGGTTGGCGTCGAGCCCATTCACGCCACTCGACGACTCGATGCCGAATACCTCAAACGTGAAATTCGGCAGCGTGGCGGTATCGCCGAGCTGATAATTCGCAAGGACAATGTTCGCGGTGCCCGAATAGCTGAGCGCCTTCGCTAGGTGATCGGCGGCCCAATACGCGTCCACCGTCTGCCCGTCAGCGCCGATGTTGACGCTGGACAGGCTGGGCAATCCAGAAGTCTCGCCAATGTTCTTGTCCCACCAGGCGATGCCAAATCCGACGATCGGCCCTTGACAGACGCCCAGGATCGCCGAGGCCGAATACATGTATTGCTGGCCGCCGCCCTTGCCTCCGCCACCGCCCTTGCCGCCACTCTGCTTGCTCGGCGTCGCAGTGAAGTCGTCATAATCGAGCAGGTTCGGCGAGACCTTTGTGGTTCCATAAACCAGCGGAATGACGCCACCTTGCTGCGAGGTCTGAAATTGCAGCGACCCGACTGCGCGCGCCTGCTTGGCGTTCGAGCCGCCGCCGAGTATCCCGCCCATGTCAGAAATCAGACGTCAGTCGTTCGCAAACGGATCGAAGAATCGCACCGGCCTGCCTGCGAGCGGGGGGTGTGTCGCATCGACATGAAGAACTCCAGTGGTGTGCCAGGCGTGGATCAGCCGGGGCCAGGCCAACACGATTGATCCATGAGCGAAGCAGCGGCCGAATTTGAAGATGGCGATGTCGCCCGGCTGGGGTGGCGCGGCGATCTCGCGCGCGTGGCGCGCAACGCCGAGGAGGTAACGCTCGGCGTTGCGATGCAGGTTCCAATCAGGCGGATAGAACGGAACGTCGATATGCGGGATCACTCCCGCTCTCTCATACACTTCGGCAAGGAGCATCAGGCAATCAGTGCCGGCGCCCCTGACCCGCCCCATGTGGTGATAAGGTGTGCGCAACCATCCCCGCGCTTCCTCAATCACCGCCAGTCGCCGCGGATCCAAGGCACCGGCCACCTGGAGGCCGCCCGGGCTTTCTGCCTCGGCGGCGACAACAGGTCGCCAGCTCATACTGCGGTCTCCGGCGTCGGAATGTAAGGAAAGCCGCCGAAATGAATGGCGTTGTTAAATACGTTGGCGCAGGTCGCGATCGTGCGATCGCAGCCGGGAAGCAGCTGGAATTCATCACCAGGCAGGACCGGCGAGAGAAACGCGAGCTTCACATAAACCCAGCCGGAAGCCATATTCGCAACCGAGCGGCTCGACCCGGCATTGGCCCCGGTTACGCCAATGATTGTTCCCTGGATATAGAGGTTCGCAGGGATCGGATTTAAGGAATTTGCAATTTGCGTCTGGGTCGATCCGGGCCCCGCTGCAAACGTGGCTTGCAGCTGGGCGCGATCAAATTGGCACATCGCATCACCGAAAACATGGGTACAAGATGATTGCCAAAGCCGGCGGGGCATCTGGATGTTCAGCAACTCGAGATGCGAGCGGCATTTGAGGTCGATGCCGGTACGAGTGCAGTCGATATCCGAAATGCGGCCGGCGAAGAGGACCACGGTTCCCGGGCTGGTGTCGCCATAGGTCGGCATGAACGCCCGTTCGAGCTGCAGGAGTGCGCCGTCGAGCTGTCCCTGCCAGGCCGCTTGCAGAAACGGCGTCCCGCCGATCGGATCTGTTGGCTCGGTATAAATCTTGACTTCGAGTTCGTCGACCTGGGTGCCGATAACAGTATTGGTTTTCGAGCGCTCGAATTTGGGGCCGAGCGCGAAGACATAGCCATTCGCCGAAAGCGCCGTCGTTGCAGCCGAATAACGCAGTACCGACCCACCCGCCAGAGTGATCGTATAAAGATCGGCCATGATAAACTGGTCGCCGCCGGAAAGCAGCGCAATCAGCGCCGGACTGGCGGCTTTCATGAACGCACCGAAATAAAAGTCAGCTTCTTCAGCTGCCACAACCGATACATGAAATTCTCGAAATCGTATTTGTCGTCGATGAACCGGCAGCGAAAGTAATAAGTGAAATCCGCGGTGATGATCAGACCGCTGCCGGGCGCAGTGCCGAATGTCATCAGCCCGGTGGCCGGGTCGACGCTGTAGGTATTCGGCGCCTGTGTAATTCCGTTGACGTAGATTGCACTCACGACATTCGGCGCCACAATCGGTTCCAGGAAGCCGCCGCCTGGGAGTGTTGCGCCCATTGCGCGCTGCAGCTGGAAAACGGTCGTATTCGCGTCACCGATGCCGACTTGCTGCCCGGCGACTTGAAAGTCGCTGGGGTCTTGAAACAGGAACGTGCCAAACGCTCCCTGGCAGAGCATAAAGAACCCGAGGAGGGTCCTCAGCTCGTCGTAGCCGGCCTGAGGATTGTCGCGGAGGAAGTCATAGATCAGCGCAAATTGCCAAAGCGGGTAAGGATAGTCGAGCGCTCGCAACTCGCGCCCGGATACGGCGCGCTGGATGCGGGTCTGAAACGTCGGTGTTTTGGTGACGCTCCAGGCAAGCCCGGGCAATGCCGGGAAGATCAGTGCCATCACGCCGTCCGCAGTGTCGATCCGTTGCGCATCGCCTTGTTGAGGGCGTTGACGAGAAGGCTGCCGTTGCTCTGGAAAAACCGCTTCACGTCCTGACTGTCGATCGCCGAAACATTGACGACGACCGGGTTTGCACCCGCCCCCGCTCCGCCGCCGGCGGAGATCATATTCTGGAGGCCTTGGCTGAGATTGGCCGGCAAGATCATTTCGTTCTGGTGCACCATGGCGAGCTGGTCGGACGGCACTACCCAGCCTCCCGCGGCAGAGGCGATGCCGCTGGCGGCGGCCATCACGGTTGCCTCTCCGGCCGCGGCAGGTCCTGCCGCCGCTGGCCCCATCAGCGGTGAGAGAAACGCGAAAATCCCGGAGAAGGCCTGTGCCGAATCGGTCATGATGCTTTTGACTGCATTTGCCGCCTTGATCGCCAGCCCGGCCGCCATTCCCTCGCTGTCCGCCGCGGTGCGCGCGGCAGCGCCAGCCTCGGTTGCGGTCGTCATACTGAGCTCGCTGGCAATCCAGTTGGTCACAATCTTGACGGCCAAATTGACGAATTCGGCCAGTATCGATTGCGCGATATTTGCCACCGCCTTCTGCAGCGTCGTCGTTCCCAAGATCATGCCGGTGATCGAGGTATCGAAAGCCCGCTGAATCGGCTGCATCAGGCTTTGCCAGGTTCTTTCGCTGGTCTGTACTGCCTGAAGATCGAGTTTTCCCTTGTCGCTTTGAAATTTTTGGTAAGCCGCCAACTCTTCGTCCCACACCTTTTCGTCACTGGTGGCTTCTTGCTGACCGCCTGGCTGGGCGCCCGTCTGGGCGGCGCCGGAGCCGCCGCCCGCGAGTCCGCCGCTCGGAATCATGCTCCCGCCGATAGACCCCGCGAGGTCTGCGGCTTGAGACTGCAGTGCACCGATACCAGTTCCGACCTGGCCCGTAGCGGCAGTAAGCTGCGCCTGCGCCTGCTGGGCGATGTCACCGAGCCCGGCAAGTTGGGTGCGCATCGCATCGGTCGCGGTTTGGACCGAATTTGCCGCGGCCTCCATTCCGGATCGGAGACCGTCGATTTGCGCGCTGATAACGACGCTGGTTTCAACATCGGCCATGATAGCCTCTCGATAACGATTCGCCTGAGCCGCCGCTTGGGGCGGGGTTGCGATCCCTGTGGGCCCGTTAGTCGGGAATTACCGCTCGGTGGCTTAGCTCGCCGAAATCGAGGACCACGGGCGATAGGCCGGCGTGGACATCTCCGGCGCTGAACCCAGGCCCCAACTGAGGCAGCATCGAGCCAACATCCGAACTCGGCCGCTGCGCCCGCCCCGCCGACTTCGGCGGCAGCTGTGCCCGCTTATTCTTGCCGATGCCGAGAAAGGCCGCGACCAGCAAGTGCAGCGGGGGATGCTGCGCCCAGTAGGATGTCAGCTCTTCGACTTCGAAGAGCGTCATCGCGTCAATTACGGGGTAGCTGTACCCACAGGCGGTGGCTAGGAGACCATAGATTTCTCGCCAATGGTCACCGTCTCCGATATCATGCGCGATGGTGAGCCGGGGCTCGTGTTGCCTGCCCCCGGGCTCGTCCCGAGGGCGGGTGCTTCCCCCACCGCTGCTCCGCCCGGCTTCAGGCCGGAACCGGTCAGGACGGCATTCAGCACGGCGCTGGCGTTGCCGAGATCGAGAAAATTCTCGACCTGATCGGTGGTCATTTCGGGGTAGTTGCGCTGCAGCGCCGCTGTGACAATATCGACCAGCACGGAAATTTGTGGCTCGCCCATCGACGCGCCGATCTCGGTCAGTTGCCGTACTTTGGGCATCAACCGGCGGAGCTGACCGAGGGTAAGAGGCGGCACGATCCAATCCAGGCCGCCCATTGCGACCGTCACACCGGGGACCATTACTCGACCGTGCTCAGGTAGCCGATCGTTCCCGAGGCGTCAGCGAAAGCGGTGAAGTCGAGTTCGCTGATCGTCCAAGTATCTAGCTTCGTCGGCAGTGACAACTTGTTCGCTGTGCAGGCGTTGAGACGGAGGGCGGTACCGCTGCCGTTGTAGGCTGTGTAGAAGGTTGCCTTGAACGTCGGAGTAATTCCCATCGGCTGGTTCGCAAGGGTCAGTCTGTTGCCACTTGTCGCGATGTTGTAAGTATACGAGATCAAAACTGCTACACTGGCGTCTGCAGAGGAGAAAGTATACACGCCGGTGGCGAAGTTGACCGAGTATTGGCCGGCGGCCGAGGGTGTGGTCACCCGGTTGAACCTCTCGCCGCTCCCGGCGTAGCTGACGCCGAGATCGTCATTGTAGCTCGCCGCATTGGCGGCGGTGACGGTATAGGGCGTTGTTGCTGGAACCGCTGCAGCCTCGAGCTGCGAGACGGCAAATTGCCCGGTCGCCGGCGTCACTCCGAAAAAGATGTCCGAATACAGCAAACCGAGGATCTGCGCAAATTTCGCCTTGCCGGTTATCTTTCCCTGCCCGCGCGCGATTGCCACGGGGAACTGTAGCTGCCCGTAAAGCTCCTTGTCGGACCAGTCGAAATCGATTTGTATGTCTTGCAGCACGCCAAACTGGCGCGGGCCGATCCCCGAGCCGGTGACATCGGTGCGTTCGCCCCATACTGCGCCAGAGCCGAAGCTCAATTGCATGTCAAAACACTCCCTTCAAGAGCCGCTTCAGCTTCTCCTTGGCGGCGTGGGCGATATTCCAGGCCTGCGTGTCGCGGGCGACTGCCGACCCCGGGAAATGGTCGGCCCACCAGCGTTCGATCAGCTTTTCGATCGACACAGGCTCGGCAATTTGGTTGGTGGTATGATCTTCCTCAGCCATTGGCACTCCTTCGAATGAAGGCCCATTGACGGAACATCGAGGGGCGCGTCGTCCACTCGCCTGTCGGACCCTGCATTCGGCTGGGGTCGCCTTCGGTCGTCAAATGCACATGATTTCGACGGGTACGATCGCAATGGCCTGATCGCCGAGCACGCCCTCGTCGGTCTGAACCTTGCCCGAGATATAGGCGTGCTGAACCATTGCAGGCAGCCCGAGGTTCTGGATCCCAGTCGTTGGAGACGGTGCGAGTGCGGCTTCGAGAGCATCGAGCAGCGGGTTCAGAATCGTCGCCGGCGCCAGATAAGGGTCGCTCGAATGGGCGTACAGGTAGAAATCGGCGTAGAGCGTCCACACTATCGGCGCCCCGAGCTTCTTTACTGCCGCCTGGCCACCCTTTTCGCTCATGAACAGCGCCGGCTGCTCGCCGGGAGCGACATCGGCCCAATGACGCAGACGCCGATTGGCACTGGCGAACCGGGCCGCACTTGCACCGAGCTCCCAGAGCGCGCTGTAGATCCATTCACGAATTATCATTAGTCGGCCTCGATTTGCACACGAGCGACCATCATCACGTCAGTGCCTCGAGCAACGCTGCTTCGACCTCATCGCGGATCGCGGGGTCCATGTCTTCCAATGCCGAGCGCATAAACGAACGCTCCGGAAGCTCCATCCTGCGCTGGTAAGCCCGTACATTGATCGTTTTCTCGGAAATCGGACGTCCGAACGCCTCCGTGATACGACGCAGGCTCGCTTTAACATCGACCGTACCGGCGAAACCATATTCGTGAGCGGCGGCATACTTGCTGTCGCTGTACACTGTTGCCGAGATCCCCTCGCTGCCTTGATCGATTTGCAGATCGATGCTCGACTTGAGCGACCCGGAGCGTACAGCGAGCATTTGGCCGCTAAGCTCATCGTCCTGGATGTGGCGTTGAAGCTCGATACCGAGTTGGGTGATCGCCTGGGCGATCCCCGAAGCGATCGTATCTGAAGCGCCGCGGAGCCAGTCCAGAACTAGGTCGTCGCCGACAAGACGGGCGGTAATCACGGCGCACCGGCGCCGGTTACCGCCGGTACAGGTCGGACCGCGGCGATCGGCGCGACCAGACGATATTGTTGCAGCAGCGTTTTGATTGCGTCGCTCATGTCCTTTTGCGCGTATGCGACGGTCTCCGCGCCGCCCAACGATCTCGAGACTTCGCCGATGCGAGTACGCTCGCGATAGCGAAGCGCGACGAGTTCGATGCATGCCTGAGCAAGATCGGGCGGAGTAGTCGAATACCCGGCCGTGTATGCGATAGCCACATTTTGGGCACCGCAGTTGAACCTATAGCCTCGAACCGAAAGCTGCGTCGGACTGAACGTATAGCCGGCCGCCATACTCGACGGCGCGGCAGGAACAGGTTGATCGTCAATCATCAACGACTGGACGGCGCTCACCGGAAAGCAGGCGAACTGCAGCCTATGGCCCCCAGTGCCGTCACGGGTTTCGAAATAATTTGCCAGAGAGATCTGGCGGTTGAGCCAGGTCTGGATGTATTGACTTGCCGCCGTGATGAGCCCGGTAAGCAGCGCGTCGTCGGTTGCCGGGAACGCGGCCTGCCCGGTCTGCAGCCACGCCTTGACGTCGGCGAGCGTCGTCAAATCTCCGAAAGCCACCGGATCAGCCCTCTATTAAACAATGGCACCGCGGCGATTCTTGCGGCTGACGGCCGCTGTCGCCTCGTTTGCAACAGGGACGAAGCCATGCGCCGACAGCTCGGAAGTGGCCTCCGCCGGCACCAGCACGTCCCCGTTCGCGTCGCGCAGATAACAACGGCCAGCGTAGGAACAGCCCGCCGCATCGTCGTGGTGCAGCTTGAGCGCGCCGGCCGAAATTGTGTCGACGCTGGTCTCTGCCAAAACGAACCCACCGACCGTGACCAGGGGACCCACAGCCTCCAGAGGCACTCGGACCAAACCTTCATTATCGACCGCATACCGGTCCGTGCCGTGGTTGGCTTCATCCTGACCAAACGTGGCGCGGAGCAGCACCACGTCTTGTCCGGCGGGAACCCCCGGGCTGTACCCGAGGGCTACGGTTGCGAGTGGTCCTTGCGGAGGTGCTGCGACTTGGACCGCCACCATTAACCGTTTCCGATATTGGTGATCACGCCCATTGCGAAGGGCGCGTAGACCGCCAGCACCTCTTCGGCATAGACACCGACCTGTCGCTGCCGGGTCACGAGCGGCCAATCAATCTGGTAATAGTCTTGCCGCGTCTTGACCTCGGCGACGTTCGGAACCTCGTTCGACTGATACTGGATCGGGAGGTTCTCGGCCCAGCCGATGATCGTGCCGGGCGGCACGCGCGGGTGGATCCTGATCGGGATGCGCAGCCCGCCTTGGATCGCGAACGGGTTGTAGTAGTAGGTGACCACGCCGGATGCGGTGATCTGGTATTCCTCACCGCTCTCACCATTGACATCATACCGCACCAGCGGCCCGGACGCGTTGGATAGCACCTTGTTGGTGATGTTCCGGAGCTCTTGCGCGTTGACATAGAGCACAGTGGGCGACAGCTCGAAGTTCTGCCACATGGTCTGGAACATCGTGTCGATCTCGATGACCGAACCGCGGCCCGATGCTGTCAACGGCGTCCCGGTCCCAGCCGTGCCGGTTGCCATGATGTTGACATAAGCGTTGGAGCCCGGCTTCAGCGCAGTCGTCAACAGGCCGTCGAACGCATAATTCGGATTGGCCGAGTTGTCGGCAGTAATCGCGGTTTGCGACTGATTTCCGGTGCTGATCGGCGCACTGATCGCCAAGCTGTTGACCATCGTGATCGCCTGCAATGTCTCGGTACCACTCGAAGTCGAGACATACCAAGCGTAGGCAACAGTACCGGTGACCGGGGTCACGGTGCAATAGAGGACCTGGCCGAGCGTCACTGCCTGGCTTGCCTCCGCACTGATGTTCGACGATCCTCCCGAGAGCGTGAAAGTCTTGCCGTCGGCTCCGGTGACGGTCTTCGTAGTCGCGACACCATTCGAAACGCTGGAGTTCTGATAACCCTCGAGCGTCAGCGCGACGACCTTGACATAATAGGTTGCAGCCGGGAGCGTAGCGCCTGTGCTTGATGCCGACAGTGTCGGAGTTGCGGGCGTCCCGAGCTGCAGCGAGGCATTGCCGGCAAGGATCGCCATCTCCTCCTTGAGCATCATCTTCTGCAGAAGGCGGAACGCCATCATCGCTTGCACGTCCTCGAATGTGCGCCCGGCGGAGATGGCTTCAAACGTCGCTGCATCTTCCTCGCCGATCGTTATAAACGTCGACGTTTTGTTCGAGGTCGAATACGACATCTGGCCCGAGCGTTGGCCTTCGGGCACCCAACCCATCGCGTCGAAGCCGGAACCGATTATGGCGTTGACCTGACGCCAGTTCGTCGCGGAGCCGACGCCGCCGCCGACACGCGGAATGATGTTTCTGAGCGGAGTGACAAACGGATAGAGGTTTTTGGCTGGCGCCTGAAGATCGTAGGCCAGCAAGCCGGTCGCGATCGAGATCGATTTGGCGATCCGATCGTCCGGCTGGGCCAGAGCCCCTTTCATGAGCTCGAGCGATTCTTGCGTGATTGGATTCATAAATCTTCCTCCCGAAAAAGGGGGGCAATAAAAAACCCGGCAAGCGGCCGGGCTTGGCGACGGCCTTTCGGCCGGATAAGTGAATGTCGCGCGTGCGACGAGTCGGCCAGCAGAGGCCGTCAATGTGACCGTGTTAACTCACGCGGTTGTTCATGATCCCTCTGCAACGGAGCGGAGAACTCGGATCGGATTCGCGTAGCTGGCCTTTATCAGCGTTAACGTTTGCTCCTCCTTGCTCATTTTCGATAGGGCAGCGGCGACGGCTTCCGGCGAGATTTCTGGGGCGCCGCGATCGACGATGCCGCCGTGGTCTTGCTGCTTCGAAAGCGAGGCCATGTTCTTGGCCATTGTCAGCGGAGGCATCGGGGTGCGCGCGATTTCGTCGACTCGCTTCGTCAGCTGCTCGATCATCGGTACGATTTCGGCAAGCACCTTGACCAGCGCCGCTTTCTCGACGCGTTCACCGGCGAGTAGCTTGGCGACGTCTTCTGAGCAGGCAACTTTGCCAAGCCCGAGTTCGGTAACCGGCAAATCGCTTTCGGTCGGCGCGCCGGAAGCGGTGACTCCTGCTGAGTCGCACGTGGCGCCGGCTGCGACCAGATGCTGATGCGCCGCTTCGAGATCCTGCATTGTCTCGTTGGAGTGCCGCGCGCCGATTTTCACCGCCGCTCCGCAAAGCGCCCCGTCGGTCAGCTCTCTGAGGCATCCATGAGCCATATCCATCAGGTGCTGGTGCGCTTGCCCGCGTTTGCCGAACGACGCAGCAATGACGTCGAGCACCTTCGCAGTATCACTGCTGATGACACCGGTCGGCAGGCATTCGGAGCCCGGCACGAAACCGTTGTTGTCTTCTGCAGCGTCGGCCGCCCAGTCGGGGATCATCAAGGCGCCGGCCTTCTGCAGGTGGTCGCGGGCCTTGCCCATGTTGTCCATCTCGTCGGGCGACAGACCAGCCGTTTTCAGGCATTTGTCGCACGCACGATAGGCGATATCCATCCACACCTGGTCCGCTCGTGACGGCTTGGCCTTGGTAAGCAGAGCCGTGGCAAGCTTTCGCAAGTCGGGATCGCCTTTCTCGAGGAGAGCCGCCGTGCGTAGGATGCCCGACGTGCCGGTAGCCATGGCCAGCATTCCGGGCATTGCCGACGCAAGTGGCAGGCCATTGCTTTCGGCAGCGCCCAAGAGCTTGTCCGTTTCTGCGGTCACCAAATCGGTTAAAAAAGTGCAAAGTTCAGCGATGATCTCTTGCAGCATGGCCGGCTGCGGCGAGCCGTCATTCTCCATGACCGCTTCGAGATCAAGGGCGTTCTTGAGCCAATCGAGATCCATGATTACTCGAACGACATGGCAGACATCCCAGAGCTCCGTTCCTAATGCGGTCCGGGACGCCTTCTCACCGTCCTCGGCAGAAGGCGGACCGTCCTTGTCGATCTCTGCTTTCCACGCGGCGATGATGGCAGCTCTGATCCGTCTGAGCTGATCATCGGTGTATCTGCTCGCGTTGCCAGGTTTGTTGATATAGCTCCAGGCGGCGCGAATGTGACGACCGGTATCTATCGGATAGCGCTTCTTCCCGTCCGGCTGATAGCCGGGATCAGCGTATCCGACATCGCGTTCGTGCCGTTCAACGGGGCTCTTGCGGTTGGTAGACGCCGAAATCGCTCTTGGAGCTGCGGGCTCTGTCTCCGCTGCTCTGGTGGGAGGAATCTGTAGATCCGCTTCAGTTTTGTGCTTTTCGAGACATCTTACTGCTTGGTTCTTGGTCAGATGGCGATGGTCGGGAACTTCGCAGGCCCAGATCTGAATTGGTGAGTTGAACGGGTATTGCGTTGCTGCAGCATGCGCCGAAATCAAACGTTCATCGTCTTCAAGAACAGTGTCCGACACGGACACGGCCTTCCAGCAGTCATAAATCGCTTCGGGATTAGCCGGGCGATCGACCAAAGAGATTTCGTTAAGCACGAGGCCTGTGATGATCTTCGGGTTTATAGCGTCACGCTCGGTCACGCGACCGCCTATGGAAAAGCCCCTGTAGACCTGATTTTTCACTTTGGCCACGGCGACCGGGTCGACCACATGAGCGACGATCCGTGTCGTGCCGTCCTCGCAGACCTCAGCTTCGAGAGTGGTACCGGCGGCGGAGAGTTGATGCATTTCTCGCAGAGCAGGGAAACGCATGTAGTCCGGCATTGCTGCGCGCATGGCGGCGGCCCGGACGATTTCCCCCTGTTCGTCCACGGCCTCCGATGAGGCGATGCCATGCACCCGCACGGTCCCGTCACTTTGCGCTTCGACCTTTTCGATTGCACCATAAAGCCGCATGATTTGAATCCAATCAGATGTCGGAACCTGTTCCGCGTTCTTTACCCTCGGCGTAGCGCCGAGGTGCTCAGTATCCCGCAGGTTGGCACAGAACTGTTGCATTGAGTGTCAGCACGCGGCCGTCGCTGAGATTGGCCGTGGCCTCGAGGATATAGGTGCCATCAGCGGCCGACATCGGCATCCCGCCGACCGAGGCGACCGAAAACGCTCCGGTGCGAATTTGCTGCGAGCCGTCCAGCGGCGAGCGCACTTGGATGGCGGTTTGTGCCGAGACCGAAAGCACTCGCGATTGTGGCGCCGGATCGACGACCGTTTGATATGGAGCTAGCGTGCAAGTCCAGGTCGTCGACACAATCGTTGCAGCACCGGCGTCTGCGGTAAAGTCGAACGTAAAATTGTCTATTTCACCAACTTCGATTGGGTCGAACGGTGTTGCTATACGCATCGGGCAACTCACTGACCTCTAAGGGGGTGTGTGCTGCTAGGACCGGCTAGGATGCGGATCCTGCCGGGCGAGCGCCGCCGCCGCCCGGAAGAGACGAGCAGCAAACCTGGCGGGTCCGCCCATTCCAGCCCCAGTGCGCCCGCATCCACAGCCGC